CCACCCTTTCGGGTGGCGCAGCACTTCGATGTGTAAGCCCTTTCATTCTGTAACTACGGGAGGTGTGACATGGCTGAGAACGTGAAACGTAAACTCACGTTCCCGGAACTTAGCGCATTGCGCTATGATCTGGCATACGATGTGTATCGCCAGCGTGTTCACACTGAGATGTTAGCTGCAGCCTCTAAAGGCGAGGTGCTTCCGTACTATGCGTATAAGTGGTTTCCAGATCAAATAACTGGTTTAGCACTAGTGCTAAACCCTTATTGGGTCTTCGACCACAATCTGAGAGACGAATCAAATAAGCTTGCGCTTAAATGGTACGGCTACTCAGTTTATCCGCCGAGTACGATACAAGCAAACCGCCGCAGGACCCGTGTTTGCATACCTCTTCACGGCAATACGTGCCATTACACTGTTTATGGCACTATTACCGGTGAAGGTCTGCATTGGACGGGTAGCGGATGGGGACTTCTCCCTCTCCCGACAACCTACAATCCCGCCAATGGCTCTTGGGACTATGCTTTACAGTTCCAAGGCGCATATGACGAGGTTGCGTGGGACACTACGTGGAAATCACGTAATCCCGGGTTGAAGCAGATTCCTAAGAGAACTTGGAAGAAGAACTTTGGACTTGTCAAACCAACTCGTCCGAAAACCAAACGCCCTTCATCTAACTATAAGGGTAAACACCCTATAGTTGATGATGGCTCTTGGTCTCAGTACGATGAAGATTTGAATAAGTATAAAGCAGCACGTCGTGCTGCCGTCAAAGCCCTCTCTAAACAGAAGAAACTCAAAGGCGTTTTCAAACGCGCCGATGCTGATTCTCTCTGTTCTCGTGGTGAAGCTGAATTTTGTACGGTTCAGTTTCATTCCACTAAGCCAAGCTGCTCTTGGACTGCTACCGATTATGCCTGGAATGATTTCTGGACTCCGTCCCCTTGGACGAGATCCCAGACTCAATACCAGGTAACGGTTTCGGGCGGTTCTGCAGTTGTTGCTCCAGAGACGATCACGACCGCTTTGATTAAAGAGCGTAATGATGCCACTAACGAGATGGCTGACCTTTGTGACTCACTCGTCGCAAAGTGTCTTCCAAATCGTAGGCGTTATAACGCCTTTTATCAATTGGGCGAGCTTAAGGATCTTCCTCAGCTCCTCCGCGGAACTCTGTCCGCGTGGCGTGATCTACAGAAGGTACTTCAGGCTGACTTTGTTAAGTCATTCTCGAAGTCTTTCTGGACTAAGGATAGAATCGTAGCACATCACAGTGAATTGGTGAAGTGCAATGTCTATCTTAGTCTCGACCAGAGTGCATCTTCTGCCTACCTTACTTACTTGTTCGGTTGGCAGTCGATACAGTCGGCCCTTGAGCAACTCCTTAAAGCTCCTGAACGTGTTTCTAAGGATATCAACTATCTCTTAGAAAACAACGGGAAGCTTGTAAGGTTGTCCACCATCGCTCGCTTGCGAGACGATGAATGGCCATCTCACCCTGCCATAACGCCGCTAAACATTCAACCGATGCTTCCTGATCCATCATATCCGATCTCCACAACTCATAGCCGAACTAATCGGTCTATACGTTGTGTTGTCGAATGTGGTATCATGATGCCAACTGTTGATGTTCCCAAACTCCGCGATGAACTTGTACTCGAGAAGTTTGGTTTGTGGCCACCTCGACCCTCTGATATCTACAACCTGATACCATGGTCTTGGTTAGTTGATTGGTTTGCCGATCTAGGCGGATATCTTTCCCTTGTGGAAGAGATCCAAATGGATAAGCAACTTATCAATTGGGGCATGTTAACGTACAAAAGCACGTTAAAGTGCACCGCCACGTGTGGCAGCTTTATGGATTACACCGACTTCCGACACAATGCTTCAGGCTCAGTCAATTCTTTGACGCACAAGCGTGCGACCATCGAATCGTCTGGTACCTTTGAAGCGTCCTACTTTCTTCGTAGGAGTGTCGAGTCGTTGCAGAATGTTAACACGAAGCTTGCCAATGGACTTCGATTGTCCGCTGATCAAGCTTCGATTCTCATGGCGCTTGCTTCAACGCATTCGCCAATTGCCAAATAGGAATTCTCCTATTTGGTTAACATTCAGCACGAAAGACCTCCACCATGCTTGTTGACCCCATCACAGTCGCCGCCAATTCGCCGAACCCCGCATTGACATTTGCGGTGGTTTCCTACACTGGCGAGGGATCTGAACGTCGGGACGTTGCCAATGGCTACGCCCTCAACTTCAGTCACTCTTCCAGCGCGAAAACCGGCGAACGGCATTACATGCAGCTGAAGCAGACCCTGACTGCTACCAACCCAATCACGGGTGGTAACAGTATTCAGACTGCTTCGGTCAGCCTGTCCGTGTCCATCCCTGCTTTCGGGTGGACGACGGCGGCCAAGGTTGCGCTTGTTCAGGCGCTCCTTGACACGCTTGCCGATGGCGATGTGACCATCACGAAGTTGATCGGCTTCCAGAGTTAGCAACTCTGGTATGTCGCCAATCAACTTCTAACGTGAGGGCGTGAAGCAAATTCATGCTCTCGAAGGAGATGTCATGAAAATGTTTCACTATGTCGCGATTTTCTTCGCGATTGTCCCCACGTTGGGCGGATGTTCGACGCTTGAGGGTGACGGAGTAACTTGCTCCGTCACCCTGTCGAGCATCACGTGTGGTTTCAACAAGGCAGATGGGCAGGATCTTCCAGCAACAGGAGTTGCGAAAGATGAAAAGCCTGTTAAGCCTTTCGAGGAGCCTGCTTCAGGATCTGAAGCGGCTACACCCTGATGTTGAAGGTCTCGATCGGGACTTACTTACGATCGAAGCGCGTTTCAAAGATGAGGGAGACGGTTTCTTATCCGTCGCCCTTCCTGCTTTCGGTAATGCTCTTGATCAGGGCATTGCTTCCGGCAAGATGGCCAACGTTCCGGGTTTTTCTCGGAACGGGCAAATCCCGAAATTCCTTTCGGGTATTGCACGCCATATCTTTGATACTAAAACAGGTGGTCTTCGTGATAGGCCGGCTGTCGACGCTATACTTAGCATTCGACAGGTGCTCTATCTCTTTAAGAAGTTTCTTCCCGCTGATGAACGAGCTACTTTACTCGCTTCTCAGGCGATTAGAGATTTCGAGACCACCGATCGTTCTATCGGAGATGTTGATACATCTCGACTCGAACGATTCGGACTTGTTTGCACGCGTGTTCTTCTTGGACTTGATGTTGTCCAAGATCACAAATGCAAACACGGTCCTGGCGCTGTCATGGAAGGATACACTCCGAACCAGAAGTGGCTCGAAGTGTATAACCGTCTACTTGATTTTGACGGTAGACTCTGTAACGTAGGGTACGATTTGCCGGCAATGTTGTTGGCAGATAATACACATGTTACTGAGTCCTCCCATGTTGACCTCCTTGGCTCTTGTGCGAGACTTGTTACTGTGCCTAAGACCTGTACGGCCTTACGCACGATAACTGTCGAGCCCTGTTTGAATCAGTTTGTTCAACAGGGATTAAACAGTACCCTTCGCGAACACATTGCGAAGGATCCTGTTCTTCGACATTGTCTTACACTCGACTCTCAACAGCCGAATCAAGTATTGGCTGTTGAGGGCTCCCTCTCCGGTGACTGGTGTACGATGGACTTGTCGTCTGCTAGTGATCGTCTCTCTTTACAGGTTGTAAAGAAAGCTTTCGCTAGCCGACCGAGATTCCTTGAATCTCTACTCGCAAGCCGTACACCCAATGTGAATTTGGGTAGTAATACCCTCACATTGAAGAAGTACGCCGGTATGGGTAACGCGACAACTTTTCCCGTGCAATCCTATGTATTCGCTATGTTGGCGATTACCGCGATTACACAGTCGGAAAGTAACCCGACAATCGAAAAGCTTCGTCGCGCAGCCAAGAATGTTCGTGTCTTCGGTGATGATATCATCGTAAGACGCGAGCATTTTCAGGCCGTTGCTGACTGGATCACTTCTTTTGGTCTTAAGATCAACCAGAAGAAAACTTTCTCCGAAGGTAACTTTAGAGAAAGTTGTGGCGTCGATTCCTACAAGGGCACTGATGTGACCCCTGTATATCTCCGCTACGATCCAGACTTAATCTCAACCGATCCCAATGCCTTCGCAAGTATAGTATCGACCGCCAACCAACTTTGGTTGCGCGGATACTATTGTGCGGCTACTTTCCTTAAGGAACTTTGTGAAAAGGTGAGATACCTTCCACTCGTTCACCGGGATAGTAGTGGCCTGGGTTGGCATACACGTCTCAACGCGACTACGTACCAGAGATGGTCACGTACTCTGCATCGGTTTGAAGTTCAAACCTTTGCTCTTTCCCCCAAGAAGAGGAAAGACGAGTTGGACGGATATCCAGCGCTCCTTAAGTTTTTTCATCTTCCCCGACTAGGTGAAGATGATCCAACTCATTTGAGCGTTTCGGCTCGCAAATTCTGCTTGAGTTTGCGAAAGAGATGGGTGCCTTCGTGGTAACATGAAGGGAAGTCTTCTCA